ATGATCTTGTTGACCTCAAACTTGGGCTTGTTCTCGTACAAGTCCCAGAGTGGGCCTTCCCACTGGCTGCCTGCCAGAGAGTAGAAGCGCCGGTCTTGGAGACATTGCAAGCGCTCGTCTCGGAGGGCTGTCTGTACGTCATCAAACTGCGCCAGGGCTTCTGAGTGAAGATTGGCGAGACGTTGGTCGTTGCTGATTCGGGCCATATTGGTTCCTCAATTTGTGCGGATTATCTCACCGAGCTTAAAAAATCACCACTTCTTCAAATTTGGCAAAGGGACGAATGATTGCTGCTTGTTTGCCGGTAGACGCTGCACCAGATTGATGGCGTCGAACATTGGGTCGAGCTGATCGTCGTGTGCACCAGACGGGAAAGCGGCCACCTCAGCAAGGAAATCGGACAGCCAGGGCGCATCGTGTGGCAGTAGGACGTTGCCAGATTCGATGAACGGTGCTGCATCGTAGCCTCGGCTGATCTTGTCTTTGTTGCGCTGCACGGCCACCACCGGGATGCCTTCGCGCCGGAAGGTCTGGATCAGGCCTGTGCCAGACACCTTGTCTTCCACATACATGCCACGCATGGCAGAGCCTAGGGCCACGGGCCGCTGGTCGTTCAGGTGCTTGAGCCAGAAAGCCCTGGCCTGCACCAGCAGCTCTGGTGCTTCCCACTTGCCTCGAATCTGGTCGAGCTTCACTGCTTGGCCAACAGTCGAGCGTGCCCAGCACTGCAGCACCGTCCAGTCGTTGTGGTCGGCAGTCTTTTGGGCCGTGTCCACGGTCAGGAAGCGGAACTCGAGCTGCGGGGTACTCGACCAGAACTTGAACCATTCGGTGTTGATGATGCCGCCACCTCGGGGTGCTGGCCTCTGTTGCAGCTGTCCGGCTGTGCCGTAGGTTCCCAGGGTTTTCTCCAGCTCGGCCACCTGGGCTTCACCAAATCGCTCTGGAAACATCAGCTCCCCATCGTGGGTGCGCGGATCTGTCCAGCCTATGCTGGTGGTGCAGCGGAAAGCCGCCTCAAAGCGCATCGGGATGTTCAGGTGCACATACGGCAGGCCCATCTCCTTGATGACGCCGGAGATGTCTTTCTCGTTCAGGCGCTGCATGATCACCACAATGGCCGACTTTTCGGAGTTGACACGGGTCGGAAGGGTCTCGGTGAAGGCGATCTTGGCCGCCTCCAGCTTGGCCTGGCTGTTGGCATTGTCGGCGCTGATCGGGTCGTCCAGGATAACCCTGTCGCCGCGCACGCCTGTCATGCTGGTGAAGGCGCGGGCCTGCCGGATGCCCTTTTTTGTGTTGCCAAACTCGCGCTTGCCGTCCAGATCGGCCAGCAGCTCAATGGGCCAGAGCTGCTGATACCACTCGGACTTGATCAGGTCTCGGCAGCGTCGGCTGTCTCGGATGGCCAGCTGCTCTTCGTGGGCCGTTCCAACAAAGCGCATCTCGGGCAGGTTTCTTGGCCCCCATTCCCAGGCTGGCCAGATCACGCCGGTCAGCAGGGACTTCATGGAGCCGGGTGGCACGTTCATCAGCAGGCGGTTTATGTCGCCCTTAGTCACGGCCTCCAGGTGCAGGCAGATGGCATCGAGCGCCCAACCCCACTTCAGCTCGGCAGCCGGTTCAAGCACGCGCCAGGCACGCTTGGCAAACTCGGCAAGGCTGCGCCTGCACAGCTCGCGCTCGACGGCCAGCAGGTCAGCTTCGGTCAGTAACATCGTCTTTGGCCGCGATGATCTGCGCCAGCACTTCTGTGGATAACTTTGAGGCATCGATGGTCTGCACTTGCAGCGGGTTTTCCTTGTCGCCTGCCAACTCCAGCCGGTCGCCATACTTTTTCGGGGCCAGCTTGGAAAGCAGCCATTTGCGGCTGTCCACTTGCAGTTTGCGCTGCTGGATGGCCTGCCAGTCGCGCTTTCCGTCTCCAGTCTCGGGAACTTCGCTGTCGGCCAGCTCCAGCACCTCATTTGCCATGCGCTCGATCAGGTCTTCCCTCGCGTGCGCGTACCTCTCCGCAAGTTTCGCGTCAGCATCCACCCATCGCATGAAAGTGCTGTTCGGCACTCCAGCTGCCTGGCAGGCTTTGAAGCAGCTCAGGCCACCAATGGCCATGCCATCCAGCACGTTCTGGATGATCTCGTCCTTTGTTGGCTTGCTCTCTGTTTTGGGTGCTTGTTTTAGTTTTTTCGTGGCCATGACTTACCTCGCCAATCCTGCAAACGGGCTTGAAAACTGTTTCCAGCATTTGTTCAGTCGGATTCGGCTGATGTGCTTTTCGTCCACCTGAAACTTTGCGGCCATGGCGCGGCCTGTCTCGTTGCTTGTCCTGATTTCGTCCACGGCTTCAGCTGTAAGTTTCGCGTATTTTTTGCGCTTTGTCTCTGCGATCTTGGCGCTTCGGACTGGGCCGGACATCATGCCAAGTGCTCCAAGTTGTTTGCCGAGTCGCTTGTATGTCGTCAGCTCCATGTGCTCAGGGTGGATGCACTTCGGTGTCTCGCAGGTCATGCGGATGATCTTGCCATCAGGGATTTCCCCATTCGCGTCAGTCCAGATGGCTCGGCGCACAAGAACGGTCTTGCCATCCTTGCGCATGGCTGGGTGGCCATTGCAGCATGAGAATCTCCAGACTGCGCAGCCTGCGTCATCACGGGTTCGGTGCTGAATGTCAGTGAAAAGGCCCATGGTCAAACGTGCTTCCAAGTCTTGCGCGTGATTACTTGCGCGATGGTCATCAGGCTTACGCCGTACTCTGTCGCCAGCTTGGCATAGCTGATCTGAGGCGATCTTGCGCGGATTTCCAGCACTTGATCTTCTGTCAGCTTTGCGCACCAAATCTGCACGCCTTTTGGCTGCGTGCCATGGCCGACTTTGTGGGAATTGTTCTCAACTGGGGTGGCATAGGCCAAATTTGTCAGCCGGTTGTTGGTCTGGTCTCCGTCCAGGTGAGCCACTTCCATTCCTTCTGGGCAGTCGCCACAGAAGGCCTGCATTACTGCGCGGTGGACTTTCCATTGCTTGACCTTGCCGTCCTTGCGTGCATTGAACACCATGCGGCCAACGTGATCCAGGCACGGCCTGAGCTGGCGCATTGGCCGCGTGCCTTTGCCGGGGCTGATGCGCCGCACGTTCCCATGGTCTGAAACCTCATAGGCCTCGAATCCGGGTAGTTGCTTCCAGTTTTCTGCATCCATGCAACCATTATAAAGCATAGCTGCAACTATTTTCAATGGGTTATTTCAACTTCTACGAATCCGCCGACCGTCTCGCCCTTACGGATGGTCAGCGTCCAGTATTTGTCGTCTACCTTGAGCACGTCGGACAGGCCATCCAGACCGGCTTTCATGCGTGCCAGGGCGTTGTCCAGGTCGTACTGCCTGCGGGTTGGCGGGTAGAACGTCAAGGTCAGGTGCAGGCTGGCGGACTGGATAGGCCGTGCGCCTTGTTCCATGGACTGCCAGAAACAGGCCTCGCGGTACTGCTTTTTTAGCTTGGCGGTCTTGGCCCAGTGGTTTCTGGCGTTCGGGGACAGGCCGGTTGGTGGCCATGGCAGCTTGATGATCATTTCCACCTCGTCCAGATTAGCCAGATCCACAGCGCCACGACACCCCACCACTGGCCAAGTGCAACAAGTGCAATGGTCAGCAGGACGGGCCACAGGGTTTCAAGCTGCTCCATTGTCGCCTTCCAGCCGGTCGGCCACCAGAGTGGCGTAGCCTGCGATGTCGATCCAGTTGTCGGCATAGTTTGGGTCGCCGTTGATGACCCGTGCGATCTTGTGCGCGATCATGTCCAGCGCCTCCAGTTGGTCATGCTCCAGCTCTTTGTTGCGTGCTTTGGCCGCTGAGTGAATAACCTGCTTGAGAACCTGGCTGATCTCGGCATGTCCTTGGAAGCTGCCATATCTGGCCTGGCGTCCTTCCAGCATTTCGTTGACGTTAGTCATTTCAGTCGCTCCAGTGTATCGGCCAGAAGATCGGCCTCGTTGAATCCGTAGTGCTTGGCAAAGCCCTTCGTGCCCAGGCCGTGCAAGCCAGTGTTTCCACGGTGGTGTTCCGGGCACAGCGGGATGACGTCCATGTGCTTGGCACGCTGGCCCATGCCGGTGCCGTGCCGAGGGTGGTGCAGCTCCACCGGGCCGGGATCATGTGGGCCGTGCACGCGCCAGCATACAGCGCAGCCAAGCTCGGCCACCCTGTTCATGTGCTTGCGTTCAGCGTTTGTGGTCATTTGCGTGCGGGGCAGTCTCTGCCCTGGTTGCATTCGTTGTTGCAAGGCGGACAGGTTTTCTTGCCAGCCTCCATGCCTGTCTTGTAAGCAGAGCGCAAGGCCCACGTCCACTGCTGGCGGTCGGTCTCGTCCATGCTGTCGATCTCAGCAGGAAGTGGGTAGGTTCGAAACCACTCGTCAAATGTCATCACCAGACTCCACCCAGTTTTCTGGCCATTGCTTTTCGACACGCTCTGGCCGCGACTGCTCTATCTTCTCAATGGCCAGCAGCAAGTACTTCGCCATCTCGTGCGTCAATGTGATCGTTTCGCCGTCTTGGCTCACGTTGTACCCATTGATCTGTCCGATCTGTGTTTCTGGATCAAAGCAAACATCCAGCGGGATGATGTCTGTTCGATGATCGCGAATCTCAAATTCAGTCGGTCGCATGCTCATAGTCTCTCCGTGTGGTTGGTGATGTAGTGGTGCTTCAGCATCTCAATCGAGCCGATCACCTCGTAGACGTTGGAATGGTCACCAAGCACGCAGGACATTCGCAGGCCATCGGCCAGGAAGCCTGCGGCAAAGAATGACTGCAGACGGCCAGATTCAGCATCGGCCAAGATGTCTTTGAGCGCAGCCACCAGTGCAGCGTTCGGCTCATTGGTTGGCACGGACGCGCCGCGCAATGGCGTGATGTTGCTCATGCGTTGCTCCTTGCGTTGATGGCGTCCAGCAGCTCCTGCACAGTGTCGAACTCTTCCCTTGTGTCGGTCAGCATGAACGTGGCTTTGCCTTTTCCCCACTCGCCAGTGCTGATCTTGCGTGGCGTGTAGACCTGCTTGGCGATCAGACCGTCCTCGCTTTGGTACTGGCGCAGGCCATGATCTTCTGCGCTGTACCCGAAGGTGTATTGCAGCGGGATGGCTGCGAGTTCTTCAAGAGTCATAAAAACCACCTTTTGATGTGCACCAAGACAATCGCAGCAATCGTGAACCATGCGCCGACGCCTGCAATCCCAAGCCAAACCAAAGCCAAAATGCCTGCCTTGTCTGCCTCTGTAAGTTTCATGTGATCTCTCCAGTCTCAGGGTCAACGTACTCTGGCGCGGTGAAGCGCACACCCTGCTGCGCACCGAATGCCTCGATCAAGTCCTGCAGCTCGCTCATCTCGGGCTTGGTCATTTTGCTGGTGGACTTGCCGAGCACCACAAAGCCGCCATCGATGCCAGGCACGACGTCCTGCTTGGCCAGGCTGGCGGTAAACACGTGCTTCCATTCCTCTTCCGACAGCTTGCGGCCATACCAGTTCACCTGCTTGGCCACATCGGTCAACATCGCCCACAAACGCGCATTTTGTGCCAGTGTGCGGGTTTCGGGTTTGATCTCGACCACCACCCGCTGGCCAGCCATAAGCATGGACTTGAGCAGAGGCCAGAGCTGGAGGGTGATGATTTTGTGGGCCTGCACCGGCTCCCACAGCGTGAATCGTTGGCGTTCGGTCATGTCAGGCACTCCCGGACTGCGATCCAGCACTCGTCGAGGCTGAGGGGGGTTTCGTCAATGCCTGGGCGACGGATGCCAAGATGCGCTCCCGGCCAGGGTTCTGTGGGTATCTGGCAATCGCTGCCAGCATCCCTGCTGCTGCTTGTTTGTTCGGCCTGGTGCTGATCACTAGACGGGTGCAGCACGACAGGCACCCAAAGTGATACTGGCCGGACAGCGAGTTGGTGGCGTGGGCTTGGCAGGCTGTGCATGTCATTCACCCTCCTGGATTCTGAGCGCCTTCTTTGCGCACTCAAGGCTGCCGATGTTCACTCGGTCGCCAGCGGCCTGCCTGGCCAGCAGCTTACGTGCCCAGTCTTTGCCGTCGTTCATGGCCTGGAACTCTATCGGGCTGATCGGCTTGGATTCTGGTGGCGGTAGTCTGCGCGGTTGGTCGTCGCTGAAAGTCTTGCGCGGCATCACAGCCCTGCAGATCGCCTCGAACTGCGGAAGGTTTGGCGGGAAGGCAGGGCACTCGTCGGCCAGGCGCTTGGCTGCCGTCTCGATGGTGTCCGGTGAATACTTGGCCAAGCCTGCCTCCCAGACCAGCATGGCGGCACGGATGCCCTTGTCCTTGCCGTTGGCGTCACGCTCGCCGGTGGAAAACTTGGTGGTGAACAGGCTGCCGTAAGACCCGTGCAAGACGATGAACAGCTTGCGGATCGTTGGGTTGTCGCCACGGGGTGCGGGTTGTTGGCCAGCGTTCTGGATGGCTTGGCTTGCCATTTCAGCGAGGTTATTCATTGTCGAACACCCCATCAAAAATGGCTCGGGAGGCTGCAGCGTGTTTGTGCTCGTTCCGACCTTGTGCGCTGCGTGTGGCGGTCTGCCTGCGCACCCAGTTTCTCCAGGTGGCTGGCCAGTCAGTTTTGACGCCCTTCTGGCCAGGCTGTGCAATCCAGTAGTCCAGGAATTCAGCAAACACCGTCTGCGGGTCAAGGTCTGCGCGTTCTTGTCTGCAAAACCCAATCCACTCGTCTGGCAACTCAAAACCTGTTGGCAGGCGCGTGCCGCGCTGCGTCTTTGTTTTCTTGTGTTCTGGGTCTTGTGTTATGTGTATTGTGTCTTGTGTAGCATTGCTTTCGCTATGCGTTCGCATTGCGTCCGCATCTTTGTGCTTGCTCCACCTGGCCTTGGCACTCTCGCTGGCCTTGGTCGACTTCTCGCCAGCCCTGGCAATTTCCAGATCTGCTCGGTGGCTTGTCCATCCGTTTTCATTGCGAATGAAGAACTCCTGCAAAACGACCGCAATGCAGTCGGTATGCGTTCGCATCCTGATCAGGCGTGCGATCTCGCTGGTTTCCAAAGGCAAAGGGGTTTCGTGAAGGTAGTACCAATCCAACATTCGCCGGTAGGCCAGGTCTTCAAGGTCTGAGAGGTGTTCGGTGTGGCTTTTGTAGTCGCCAATATTGAACTGGTAATAGTGCATTTTTTACCTTACTTCGTCGGTTCGCTTCACAAAAGAAACAGCGGCAGGACGGTGAAGAATCGTCTTTTCAGGAGCTACCCTAGCCGTGTTCAACATTCACTTTACCTTAGACCGCAGGCTCATTCAAGCTCTTGCGGTACATGGCACCAAACCTTTTATCAAGGGCTGGACGCCACCGGAAGGCCACGCCATTGATCAGCCAGGCTTGGACAGCCGGGCCACTTGGGGCACCGATGGCCTTGGCCACTGCCTTGTAGGAGCCGAGGCTCTTTCGGGCAAAGGCCAAGACCTGTGCATAGTATTGGTCGTCTTTGTTCATGTCCGTGACTGTAGCACACATCCAACAAAAAAATAAAAGATTTTTTATTGTGGCTGTATAAATTTATCTTTTACTGTGCTATGATTCGTTTCACCAACAACCACCCACGAAAGGTAAACACGATGGAAATCAAGCAGATAGCAGCAGCCCTGGTGAAAGCCCAGCGCGAGTTCGGGCCAGCACTGAAGTCCAGCAGCAACCCCCACTTCAAAAGCCGGTATGCAGACCTCGCGGCCTGCGTCGAGGCAGTGATGGACGGCCTCAACAACAACGGCATTGCCCTGGTGCAACAAACCCACGAGTGCGAGGCCGGGGTGATTGTTGAAACGGTCTTTGTGCATGAGTCCGGTGAGACCTACAGCGCAGGCAAGCTGCACGTGCCAGCAGTCAAGCACGACGCCCAGGGGTACGGCAGCGCCCTGACCTATGCACGCCGCTACAGCCTGATGGCAGCCTGCGGCATTGCGCCAGAAGACGACGACGGCAATGCAGCCAGCAAGCGCACGCCTGCGGTGCTGGACGGTTACGCCGAGTTTGAGAAGGCCACCCTGCCAGCCATGCGCGAGGCTGCCATGCAAGGCGAGAAGGCTTTGTCCGATGCGTTCATGGCGCTGCCCAAGTCAGCCCATAAGGCAGCCTTCTGGCAAGCCCAAGGCCCAGCTCTCAAGAAGGCAGCCAAGACAGCAGACACACAAGGGGAAGCAGCATGAGAGTCATCACAGCAGACCAAGGCACCGACGAGTGGAAGCAGGCGCGTGTTGGCGTGCCATCCGGCTCCAAGTTCAGTGACATCATGGCCAAGGGTGGTGGGGCAACCCGAGCCACTTACCTGACGGCCTTGGCTTTGGAGCGCATCACCGGGGTGCGCGAAGAGTTCAAGACAACATTTGCCATGGATCAGGGAACTGAGCGAGAGCCATTTGCCAGACTGGCTTACGAGGCCAACACCGGCCATCTGGTTACCGAGATCGGGTTTTGCATGCACGATACGCTGCAGGTCGGGGTCAGTCCTGACGGTCTGGTTGGCGATGTCGGCATGACCGAATACAAGTGCCCGATGCCAAAGACGCACCTGGAATATTTGCGCCTTGAGCCAGGAAAGTGCCCATCGGCTTACCGCTGGCAGGTGCAGGGCCAGCTCTGGGTGGCAGAGCGCGAGTGGTGTGACTTTGTGTCCTACAACCCAGATTTTCCAGAAAATGCCCAGCTCATCATTCGCCGAGTGATGCGCGATGAGAAAGCCATCAACGAGCTGGAGATCGAGGTGATCAAGTTCCTAGCAGATATCGAGCGCGAGGTCGAGTTCATCCAGTCTTACAAGGATGCAGCATGAGCAAGCACACACCAGGACCATGGATGTTTGGCATTCGCGGAGATGAAAAGCCAATCGAAAAGCCGTTTGATTATTGTGGGCCTGGCTTTTACGACAATCCAGCAATTTTTGGATCTGATGGCAGCGAAGTTGCTGGATGCGACGAATACATGATCTTCAACAGTGAAGCCGATGTTCGACTGATTGTCGCTGCGCCTGATATGTTGGAGACACTTAAAAAGCTCAGAGCGATGTGCGCAGATTTCGGTGCACACACAGCCTGCGAAGTCGCCAGCGCCGCAATCTTCAAAGCCATAGGAGAACAGACATGAACGGGCGCGACCTTCGCGACGCCGGGCTGGCGTTGGTTGCCAAAGGCCGCGAGGACTGGCTGGCTTATGCCAGGTCCGCGGCCATCGAGGTGGCCGAGGCCACTGGCCAAGTCACCATCAACGAGGTCAGGGAGCGTGTGGAGCTGCCTGCCGACTACCACCCCAACACATGGGGCGCGGTTTTTAAGGGTGATGCCTTTGAGCCGATTGGATACTGTCAAGCAACCCACCCATCAGCCCACGCTCGGGTTGTTCGGGTTTACAAACTGAAGGAGCAAGCATGAAAGCAAACGGACTGGCACGCATCGGCAAAGACGCCGAGGTGCGATACACACCAGGCGGGGCAGCGGTGGCCAACGTCTCGCTGGCGTTCACATACGGCAAGAAAGGCGACGACGGAAAGCGCCCGACGCAGTGGGTTGACGCCTCGCTGTGGGGCCAACGCGCAGAGTCGCTGGCGCCATACATCAAGAAGGGTGGCCAGATCGTGGCATACCTTGAGGATGTGAGCATCCAGACCTTCACCAAAGGCGACGGCACGCAGGCCACCAAGATGGTGGCACGCCTGGTTGATCTTGAGTTTGTGTCCGGTGGCGAGCAGGCAAGCAGCCAGCCAAAACCTCAGCCAAGACCACAGGCAGCACCACAGTCGCAAGGCTCAGGCTTTGACGACATGGACGACGATATCCCCTTTTGAAAACTGGAGAAACTATGAGCACACGCATTTACCTGGTCACCGACGTGGAGACCAACAAGCACCGCCTGATTCGCGCAGGCAACCAGGCCCAGGCCATCCGGCACGCAGCGCAGACGCGCTTCGACATTGAGGTGGCAGGCCAGGACGATCTGGTCAGCCTGCTGACTGGTGGCATTCCCATCGAGCTGGCCGGTGGGCCTGCGACTGCAGATATGTTTGAAGAAGCAAAGGAGACAGCATGATCGAAAGACCAGTTAACTACGACTACAACTATGCACAACAGAACGCCCAGTTTGATCCAGATATGCACCTTGAGCAGATGGCCATGAAGCAGCGGAGCATGCTTGGGCATGGGGCCATCGCTGGCGCAAACAGGGCCTTGGGGCAAGAGGTCATGAAGGAGACCAACATCAGCGTCAACATCGAAAGAATGGACAAAATACTTTCGCATCAGGAGGAGCTGGTGACAGCGCTTGAGCAAAAGCTCACGCCATTTATCCGGCCTTACCCCAAGCAAATGCGCGAGGAGAACAACAAGACATCTGCGCCACAGTCTGCACTGTCCGAGCGCCTGTACCACCAGACCGTGCGCGCCGACTTCTTATGTGGTCGCATCGACGCACTTATTGCGAGCATTGACCTATGACCACCAAGAACAAGACCCAATATGTGACCGTCCGCCTGTCTGACGAGATCATGGCCAAGCTCAAGGCTGAGGCCGAGCGCAACACCCGAAGCCTGAGCGCCCAGGTGCTGCACTACATCCGGCTGGAGCTGGACAAGGTCAAAGCATGAAGAAGGAGACCAAGGTCAGCATTGAGCTGTGGATGCACAAGTGGCCGGTGTTCGCTGTTGGTTTTGCCCATGGCGAGTTCTTCCTGTCTTTGTGGATCGTTGACCTGCGAGTCTGGCGAGGTTACTGATGGACAAGCGTTACATCCTGATGGCCATGCTTCGGCCATCCACCATCCACCTGGCTGCCTGCCGTGCCCTGCGATGCGGGTCGCGGCCAGGCCTGTCGGTTTTCTTTGACCGGGTCGACAAGACCTTCAGTATTTTGGAGTTCAAGCCATGAGCGAAGACGAAATCAACCTGGACATGCTCGTTGCAGAGCTGGAGCAGGAAAACAGGCTTTTGAGGGCCAGAAACGAGCGCCTGATGGCAGAGGCCCAAGCCAGCAACTTTGAGCGCACAGCGGCCTGGCTGAAGGCCTGCGGCAAGGTTCCTGGGGCTTCTGCAATGGCGGTGCAGATTGGATGCGACTTTGAAGAGAAGGCCGAGTTCTTTTCGTGCATCGAACTGGACGATGGTCATGACCGTTCCATTCAAGAGCGCCTGCGCAACATCGTGCACGAACTGAACTCTCTTGGCCACTTGCTGAAAAAGGGATTGATCAAAGCAAGCATTCCAAAGGGCCGACGGGCAGAGGCGCTTGATGCCATCTGCGACAGCGAAGTGACCGGAAACGGTGTGGCGTACCTGGCAGGCTTTGACAAGGGTGGAGCCGACCAGGCTGTGCTGGCCAGCAACGACGCCAAGCTGGTGGACGGCAAGCCGGTGATCCTGCCAGGCGGCAAGATCGGCAAGCCAGAGGGCTGGAAGGCTCCAGACCTGTCGGGGTTCGTGTGAAAAAAAAGCGCCAGCTACGCCCGAAGCGGTACACCTTGCTCGACGAGATGACCGCAAGCCCGACCGAGCCTTTGCCACAGGCTTGGCGGACGCACCAGCTCACCAAGATGTACCAAGGCCTGCACCAGCTTGAGCAAGGCGAAAACCCGCAGCCAAACGACTGGCGGCTGGTGTCGGACGCCATCAACCTGGTGGAAACGCTGGTGCAGGAGATGAAGGTCTGCGAGGACGGCAGCGGCCTGCTCATGGACGCCATCACAGCCATGGCCAAAGCAGGCAAACGCAGCAAGGCAGGGCAAAGCCTGCGCCTTGACGGTGAGGGCATTGTGGCCGTGCGCTCCATCCTAAGCGACTATGCCGAGCTGATCGATGTACTGCCAGCCAGGGTGATGGTGCGCTGCCACCGGCTGACCGAAAAGCGCCTTCATGAAATCCTGGATGGCAAGCGTGGGCCGCACGACATTGAGTTGATGGATTAGGGAAATCCCCTATAAAATAATCTTTTATTCCTTGTGTGCGTTTGTGGGTGTTTGTGCTATGATCAAGGCATCGCAACCAAGGAGCCACCATGAACAAGCTGATCGAAACATACCGCAAGTGCCCAACACCTTCAAACCGGGCCAAGCTGCAGACTTACCTGAAAAAGCACATGATGGCCTTGTGCCTTGCAACACCGGAAGAAGTCGCCTTCCTCAAGGCCAACGAGTTCAAGATTTAAGGAGACCATCATGATCAAACGCTACCACGTAATTTTGGCCATCATCGCCATGATCGCAGCCCTTGGCCTGGTTGGCCAGAGCGACTTTGAGGACGAGCAGGCCCAGGCAGAGCAATACTGCGAGATGGTCAAACTCTGGAAGCAGACCAAGGGCCAGGCCGGTTGGCCAGCGTACAACGGTGAAGGGGTGTGCAAATGAGAACCGAGACCAGCATCCACCGGGTGGCCAAGATCGAGATTGGCGAGCGCCGGTTTCACGCCAGCTCGACAAGCCCATTCTGGTGCCGTAGCATCACAGTGACCGACGAAGATGGCCACAGCCACACGCTGGAGCTTTACAGCCACAGCGAAGACGAAGACACAGCATTGAAGGTGACCTCATGACATACCTGGCCGAGATCGAAAGCACCGTCGCAGGCATCCCTTGCCTGATTGGCGTGACGGAGTTCAGCAGCGTGAGTGGCTCGTACAGCTACAACGCGCCCAGCGACATGGATTATTACGGGTACACCGAGAGCTGCTGGGAGGTGCTCGACCGACGTGGAAGACCAGCCGCCTGGCTTGATCGCAAACTGACGGGAGCCGACCGCTGCCGCATCGAGCGCGAGATCGAGGAAGCTATGACCGAGGATTCGTACTGATGGATGCGCTCGAACATTACAATCAGCTTTATGGTGACCTGGGTCTGTCGCCAAACGACGCCGCCAAGTGGGTGTTTATCTCCGGCTGGAACAGCGCCATGCAAGAGGCCATGAAGCGTGTGCAGGCCATGCCATTTGGCAACGACACCAAGGCCAGCTTTGCCATTTACTTTCAGCAGATGATGAAGGTGGATGCCGACGAGATCAAGGCAGGAATGCAATGACCCACTGCGACGATTGCAAGCGCGACAGGCTACCAGACGGTGGCATTAGGCTGACGCCGACCAGGTGGGTGTGCGCAAGGTGCTGGACGCTTATCTTGCAAAGGCGCAGCAGGTAAACAAAAAGCCCGAATCACCGGGCTTTTTTTTTGTCAGGCGTAAGGCCTGGTTCCAGCCTTGTCGATGATCAGAGCCTGCTTGCGTGGGCTGGTGTCCTCGCTGTTGGGCACGCTGATGTGCGTCCAGCGGTCAAACTCACGGATGACCTGGTCGTAGCCAATGCCGCTGGCGACGATGGCTTTCACCACTTGGTCGGGCGTCATACCTGGCACACGAAAGTCGGCAGCGCAGCCAAGTCGGTGCTGGCTGGTGTCCCTGCTGCCCACTGCGTCGTTGACCTTCTTGGTGCGCAGGCCTGAGCTGATGATGATAGGCTTGCCGTTCAGCACGACCTTGACCTGCTCCAGAAAGTCGGCCAGGCGCGTGAGGTTGGCCAGCTCCTGATCGTTGGGGCTGTTGTCCCATCCATTGCGCTCTGCGGTCTCGCTGGCCGTCAGTTCTTCCAAGGTGAAATGCGGTGTCAGGTTCATTTTTTACCTCGTGAATCCATGATCTTCTCAAGCGTGCGGCCACCAAAGTATGCGGACATCACCAGCATGCCCCATTGGCCAAGCAGGGTGACATAGGCCTCGGCCACACGAAACCCAAAGCCATCGAGCACAGCCAGCGCCAGATAAGCGCTCAGGATGTAGGCCAATGTCATGGGCCGGATGTTTTTAGACAGCCAGGAGTCCGACGCCATGTCGGCCTTCCAGCGGTCAGAGACGCCAGCCTGCTCGGACTTGTACAGGTCGGTCTCGTTTGCCATCTTGGCCAGTTCGCCGTCCTGGGCCATCTTGGCCAGGTCGAGCTGAGCCTTGGCCTTGGCCTCGGGGTCTGGAATCAGCTTGTCGATCAGCTTGCCGCCGACCTCAAGCAGGGCAGTCAGTGGAAACATGGCTCAGCCTTTCGATGTGGTGATCTGGTCGTCGCCCTTGCTGACGGTGACCTTCTCGCCTTCGACCGTGACCCGCATGGGTTGCTCTTTGCGGTCGAGCTTGTCCAGTTTGTCGATCAACTGCTTCATGACCTCAAACTCGGGCTTCTCTTGCTTGGCGTTTGCACCAGCGATGCCGTTCAGCATGGAGATCAAAGCCGTGAGCGATGCGCCGAGCAAACCCATCACAGCCGCGATCTTGTCCTTGTCCAGCACCAGGCTGGAGGCCACGCCGATGGTGACGATCAGGGTGATGTAGAACAAGCCGTGCTTGCCGATTGCGCGGCCTGCAACGTCCTTGGCTGGAGAGTTTGCCTCCAGCTTGTTCAGTTCGACTTTGGCTTGCGCCTTGATCAATTCGATCTGGTGCAGTTGCTCGTTCATCTCATCCGCCCTTCACGTGGCTGGCAACCCAAGCCACGGCAGCGCCGACCGATGAGGCAATGGTCATGCCCATCCAAAAGCCGCCGCGCCCTTTGTTGGCCAGCGCAAGCAGCTCCTCGACGTTACGTTCCATCTTGTCCACCTTCTTGTCCATGTCCTGGACTTTTTGCCAAAGCACGCCGTACTTGACAAGGTCGATCTCTCCATCCGCCATGACATCGGCCTCCAGCATTTAGATGCCCTGGCCGGGCGTGACGTAGATGGTGGTCGCGCCGGAAGCGAGGCCGCTGAAAAAGGTGTCCTTGTTGAAACGCAGGACTTCAACAGCGCCAGGCAACAAGGCGATGGCGTCCGTTGGTGATCCGGCTGTAGGAGCCACGGAAGCGGCTTGTGCCAGAGCAGCTGTTGGGCCAGTGCCCAAGAACACGATGTTCGTGCCTGCGTTGACGAAGCGGTACTGGCCTGCGTTCTGAGGGTTGAACTTCTCTGCGACTGGAGCTTGCACGCCCGTGGGGGCTGTGCCTGCGGCAGCCACAACGATGGTCTTGCCAAGGGGGGTGAATGCAATTTGCGAATTGGTGGACATGTCTGTTTTCCTTAAAGTGCTGCGATTACAAAAGCAAAGAGCTGCTCATACCGAATGCCGTAACGGTCTCCAGCTGCCTGGACAAGTTTTTGACCCACGACTCGATTTGTGTAGATGGGCTCGCCGGTTTCTTCATCAGTGCCAGTCTGCTCTGCCTTGATCTCGTCCTGGTACTTATCTTCCCAAGTGTCGTGACAGAACATGGCATAGCGTGAAGCGTCCAGGCCTTCAGATGCAAAGGCTGCGGCCACGTCTTGGGCCATGACGCCGAAGTGAATCCGTGCGCCATCGCCTTTGGCTGCGACTGCATCGTTGAACTTGAATGCCTTGAGCAGGCCTTTGACTTTTTGAGCCACACGGCGCTCTGCCTCATCGAGATCACGCACTTGTTGCTTGGTACGTGCGTCCGAGGTGTTGATGAGTGCCGTGGCAGAGTAAACCACCGACCAGCGATTGGCCGCAGTTCCGAGACTGTAGGCATTGTCAACACCTGGCTTCGTGTTCTGATTGGTGTCCAAGATCAATGGTGTTGCAAAGCTGATGTTATTGCCACCAGTTCCAGAAACAGCAGACCAGAAAATGTGCTCACCGGCATATTGGCGGTACATATTGGCAAAGCCGTTTTGCCCGTATTTCAACGTGCCACCAAGCGACGAGTCGTTCAGCACGTTGCTGCTGATGCCCATCGCCAAGCTGTAAACACCGCCGTAACCACTGCCCCAGCTATTGATAGCTCCGGTAACGCCGTTGGCGTCTTTGAACTGTTGGAAAGACTGACCACCAGTAGCAAATCCACTTTGTGTGATTATTTGATACGCATCGGCAAAGTTAGAAGACGGGCCGACTGTTGGCGTCACCACTGTTGGGCTAGTGGCCAGCACGTTGTTGCCAGTTCCGGTGTTGGTGACGCTGACGATTTGCTTGCTGGCGTTTAAGGCCAAGGCTGTGGAGGCTGTGAGTGCAGACAGTGTGCTGGTGCCAGACACCGACAGGTTGACGCCGTTCAGATCTGCACCACCTTCGATGCGCTGCCAGGTCGTGCCGTTGAAGGCCGCAACATCTCCAACGCCCCAATTTGAGATGCCATCCAAAGATGTAGAGCCAGCGACGCTGACCTGGTAGTAGTCACCCTTGGTGCCACTGCTTGATGTCAAGGTTGGGGTGTTGGTGCTGGCATTCCATGTGCCCTTGTAGTTCAAAGCGCCGATGGCATTGGTGATTGAAGAAACGGTTTTTAACATGATCAGCAGTCCTGTGAATTTTCAAACTGGGGCTGCTTCTTTGCTTGCTCGTATGCTTGAGCAATGAAGTTGCTGCCATTGAGGTCTGGGGCAAAAACGAAATCGTGTTTGGAGATGAATTCTCCATCTTTGCTGACGCGCACCTCAACGACAGCACGTATGCTGTCTTTTGAGCCGGTCAGTGTTGCGACCTTGATGTAGGCGTCAGGCACAACAATCTGCTGGCCGTGGACACCGATGGTGTAAGTTTTTTTCAGAGCCATTCAATTTCTCCTTTGGTCAAATTTTGTAGTCAATGTAGCCTTCGATTTCGGCCAAACCGACGAAGCCTTGGAAGCCAGCAGTTCCACCACACAAGAGTGAGCACTCAAGAGCACTGGATGCAATGAACTCTGGAACTGTTGGCGTGTAATCAACCCAAGTATTGAGAGGCTGGGTCTGAGCGTTGAATGATGCGTATCGACTGTTGCTTACGCTGTCTCCAAAGAACAGCTGTGTAAACGAGGTCGCATTGGCAGTCAGATAGATTCTGGCCTTGGTGATTACTGTGTTTGGCGGCAGAAAACCGATAGCAACAGGAGAGCCAACGCCGACAGCAAACCTACGACGGATGACTCGGTTGTAGTCAAAATTGGCGGCAAAGTTGCTGCTGATTTGAGTGGGATTCAACAAGCCGTTGGAAGATCCAGAGTTAGATGCGCCAAGTACAAACTGGCTGCTGGTCATTGGCAATGCACCAACTGGCATAGTGATGCGCAGTGCTTCTGTGGACAGCAACGTGTTTCCGTCAATCAGCATCGGCCAGTTGAAGTTCCCGCCAGATGTAGATGCGTTGGTGCAATCAAGCCAAATGTCAACATCGCTCAAGATCATCTTGTTGCCGACAATGGTCTTTGCGGAATCGCTGGCTGGGTTTACGCCTTTGATCTCAATGTAGATACCAGCGCCAAGGTTGCCGGTTTTTCTCAGATTCTCAAAGGAGCATCCGGTAATCATCAAAGTGGAGTCTTCGTTTGCAATCAGACCATACTGAGCATCTGCCAACGTACATCCAAAAAGTGACAGATCACCAGAGTCGGTATCTGTGTTCCAGCGCAGGCAAGCGTCTGTGATGATGTCAATTGTGGTTCCGAAGAAACGGGTTTGACCACCACGATCAGAGGCAGCGCCTTTCAGCAACGAAAAACCTGTGTCGCACTGCGAGATCACGCCACCGTAAAAATCGTTCAAGTAGCAGATACCAACAAGTTCAATACCTGTTTGACAGAAGCGAACCTCAATGTTGGTGAACGTGCATTCTCTGATGTGGTAGTCACCACCATTAACAGTTGTGTCGCAGCCAATGCCTCTGGCGCATTTGCTGCCGACTGAGTTTCCGATGATGGATAAATCTTGGAAGTTGACATTGTTCAGACCGTACTGGCCGAATGCGTATTGAGCAACACTCGCACGAAGTGTAAACACGTTCTTTGCGTTGTTTGTCTGCTGAATGATAGACCCGCCAAGGCTGTCGTACCACTTACCGGGACCGAGGCCACGAATCGTGATGGCTTTGTCAATGATGAGGGCATCATCAATCTGGAACGTTCCATTCGGAATTAGCACTGTGCCACCCTGGGGGCAGGCGTCGATGGCTGCTTGGATCGCGGCACGGTTGAAGTCTGGCAGAGCTGAGGTGCTGGCGTTGTATGGTGCGTCAGTGATGACGACCTCGCGCTTGTTCAGGCTGTGGCCAACGGTGGCCACTGGATAGGCGACGCTCTCGTCATAGGCGACCTGGCCAGCGTTCAATGAGCTGATGACCGCATCGCTGTAGCGTTCTGTGGCGGCTGGTGCGCTGTAGACCAAGCTGCCTTTGCTGTTTTGCACTCTGATGCTGTAGTCGCTGTTCACATACAAGCGACCAGGGGTTCCATTGCGTGATGGGTAGCCGTTGAGGGTGCGGACTGGCTGAGGTGCTGCGATGGTGAGCGCTGCGTCCCAATAGACGTTGATGGGGTTGCCTTGGGGGTCGAGGTTGGCTGCGCCAATCCAGATGTAACCGTTCTCCAATGGCAAGCCATCCGTCTCGGTGAAGATCGGGAAGGTTGGCTGGATGCTGAGTGCGGACATTTACTGGTTCTCCTGGATGGTGGATTGTCGCTCAAGGCTGCACGGGTGGCAATGCGTTGAGGGCTTCATTGATTCTGGCCTTGGTGCGACCTTCCTGGCGCATCTTGATGATCTGGCGCAGGCCAGATGCCACTGGCAGTGGCAGGCCTGTCAGTGCACCTGTAGCACCGGCTTCTGCGATGGCTGCCATGAGCGTGCCTGCTGTGCCTGAGCTGTTGACCAGTGTGCCTGGTGGCACTGTGGTGACGTAGCGCACCACGTCGTCAAGATCGCGCACGGTCTGTGCGTTTTTCTTGCCGAGCAGCACATCCAAACGGCCATTGGCATCAAGAGCCTGCACCGACTGGTGCAGCTTAGCCGGGGAGATCAATGGGCGGTCTTGCGAGTCCATGCCCATGCCCTTGGTGGCCTCGTCTCTGAGGTGGCGCACGGTGGCCCCTTGCAGCTCTTTCCAAGCCTGCTGGCCATCTTTGCCACTGGTGACCAAGACGCGCTTCAAGAACGTGATTTCCTCTGGCGACGAGTTCAAGATGGATTTGCGGAAAACCTGGTCGGCTGCGACCTGGGGATCTTCCATGCCTTTGCGGTTCTTGATGAGACGGGCAACGATGGCGCGATTCTCGAACTTGCGTGCCTGGTCGATGCGAGTCTGACGAGCCTTTTTGTAGAGGTCGCCGCCCATGCCTTCTGTCTCAACGTCAAAGACCCGGCGCAGGCTGCCGCCATGGAATTGGTCTGCACCTTCAAAGCCAGCACGCTGGAAGGTCTGGCGCAGGCTTTCAGCCTGGCGCAATGTGATGGGCTGGGCCACCAGTCTGCCGTCTGCGTCTGGGACTGCTGCACCGATTGCGATGGCCTTCTGTTGGGCTGCCTTGAGGACAGGAGCGAGATCGCCCTCTGGGATGTTCTCGTTGATATAGTCCACCACCGAGTTGAGGGTGACGTTGTTCTCCAGTTCGCCAGCTTTCTCGGCTGCTTTGTAGGCTGCGCGAGTCCTGTTCTTGGCTGCTGTGAGGCCTTCGGTCAAAGACTTGACGACAGCGCCACCCGTGGACGACAAGTCCATAAGCTGGGCGTCTGTCATATCGACAAGAGCGTCAAAGTTCTGCAAGGCTTGCAGGTTGTTTTCCTCGGCACGCTGGCGCAGTGGGCCGCCCAGATCGCTCTTGATCTGTTCCTTTTCGAAGGCCAGCTGCTGGGCGTCTCTAGTGGCTGCGCCTTTGGTGAGAGTGACTGGCACGGGCAGGCCTTCTGCCGTTGTAGTGCGTCGAATGGCCTCTGGGGTGGCTGCTGCACCGCCTGAAACACGCGCACCGGCTGCTGCTGGGGCTGTGGTGGCCACGGCTGGGGTCTCCATGCCCAAGGTCTCGCGCACGGCTGTGGTGGCCGCTTGCACTGGCTTTGCGATGGCTTGGCCTGTTGCTGTGGCTGCACGCTGGCCTGCTGCTTTTGTGATCTGACCTGCCGCGCCTACGGTTGGGGCTGCGGTGCGTGTGGCTTGCAAAACAGCGCCTGGGGCTGCGATTGCAGGCAGGACTGGTGGCAGGACGTTGGCCAAGACTTGGCCCACGGCTTGCACCTGCTCTTGTCCAGCTTGGGTGCGTGGCTGGTAGGTGAGCGCCTGTGCGCCCTTTGCTGCGGCTTGCTCGACTGCACGCATGGCTTCTGGCGTGCCGAACTGACCGGAGAGGATCTGCTGGGACAAACCTTGGAGAGTTCCGGCCAAAGTGCCGAGTGTGCCACCTGTGGCTGCTGTACCAAGGGCCAAAGCTGTTTCGCCAGCACCAACAATTTGCTGGCCAATGCCTGGCTGCCGTGGCAGTGGTGCGTTCTGCTGCTGGAAGGTGGCCTGGTTCTCCTCTGCCTTGGCGAGTTGGTAGGCCTGCGCCACGGTGTCGAACTCAGGCGTTCCGCGCTTGGCGGAATTCTTGACGATCCAGGCTGCGTATTCGTCGGCTGTTGCCATTAGCGGCCCCCTGCAAGGATTGCGTCAGCTTGTGATCGGATGTTTGCCGCTGGAGCTGCTGGGCGTGGAGTGCGATCTGTGGGGATCTGCTCGACCAGAGTGCTTTGGGTGGCTGGGTTGTAACGCTTGCTGACGTCTTGCACGACGCGCTGCGTGAAGTCGTTGAAGGACTCGCCCGGCTTGGTAGCGTAGTCGCCAGCCTGGAAGGTGTTTTTCGCACGGGT